ATCATAAATTCTCCGTCACCTCTAAGGTCTGCTGTTCCACCTTCTGTCATACCTATATCAAAATCTCCTGATTCTATGTTAGCAGTAATAGCACTTGTTGTACCTTCTTTAATTTGATCTAATCCAGTTTCATGTTCATAATATATAGATGAGCCATCTGTATTACCTTGTACATATGTTGTGCTTGTGCTAACAACATTTGTATCAGCATCGTATTGTGATGCGTGAGGTTTACCAAATACTGCAGAGTCAGACCAAGCTGTTCTATCTAATGTTCCTGTAGTCCAAATAGGTCTATCGTTTGATGATTCTATATAATTATAAGTTACAACTCTGTTAACTGTATTAGATCCAGAATTTGGATAGAACCAACTAATTTCACCAAACAAATTGTTTAGTCCTGCATTTATGTGTTGTTTGGGAATTGTATTTATATCATCAAATACATGGTCCTCTACTAAACAAGGTAAAGATTCTAACTGTCCACCATATCTAAAGAAACCATTTTCTGACATCCAATACGCTGTACCATCAACTTCAACACATGCGTTCTTACCAATCAATCCACAGTTAGTACCCACCTGTTCAAAAGCAAATGTAAAAGGTGCTCCAACAAATCTCATAATAAATAAAGCTGTATCAGTCCAAACATAAATTGCATTTCTACCTCTTAGTACGCCCACGATCCGTGATCCATCGGCCAGTCTTTGTGTACCAGCACTATTGGTTGCTGTTGGTGTGTAGTCTGTAATATCTTCTTGAGAAGAGAATCTTATAAACATTTCGTCTTGAGTTGAAGGAGTTCCAATTGTAGTCTCTGTACCAAAAAAAATTAAGTGTCTGTCAGGAGTGGATACTAACATATCCCGTGACGCTGTTGGTGCACCGGTTGCAATAGTTGCTCTTGTTGATGAAGCATTAGTTCCATTTGAATCCCATGTAAATGTTTCACCATTAAATATTGTTGCAACAAGAGTATTTCCAAGATTGTCCAAAGACCATAGACCAGGGTCTGTTACGATGTCTCCAGATACAGCTGAGTTCCAACCTGCATAATTAGAAGCATCTGTAACTGTTGCACCACTTGAGTGTATAGCTGCTGTCGTACCTGACGCTCCTCTAGTTAATCCAGATAAAGTTCCTCCACTATTTCCTGTGTAAGTAATTAATTCAGAACCAATCTGTACTGTACCTGATGATGCAAACGACGATGAACTTGCCATTGTTAATGAAGTTACACTTGCATTTATTCCTGATGAAAGTGTTGATGTAAATTGACCTTGTTGTTGACCACCCCATGATCCAAGGCCCCAACCTGTTGATGCAACTTCTACTGCAGGTCCTACTGGATAATAATGTTGAACTCTAACACCTCCAGATGTGCTTGCTCCTGATGCAGATTCGTTAGAAGCCATTGTAATAGTTAATGTAGTAGTTGTCGGTATACTTGTTACTTGAAATTTGTTGTCTTCAAAATCACTAGATGTAAAACCAGAGTTTGTTATTGATGTAAAATTATCTAATAAAATAATGTCACCTTTATTTATATTGTGTGCTGATGAAAAAGTTATTGTAACAACTGCTGATCCGTTTGTTGTAGAAAATGCAGAAGTTAAAGTTGTTGTAGCTTTAATTGGATGTACATCATAAAAAATACCCCCTGAATAAATGTACAATATTCTATTTGTACCTAGTGCTGCATACTTAATACCTGCGGTATTTACAAAATGGTGTATCGCCGTGTTACGTCCTGTAAGACTAGTTGAACCTAGTTGTGCCCAACCTCCTATTTTTTCTGGATAACCATATCTAAATCTAACATTGTCACCCTCTACCCATTGGCCTTCGCCACCGGTTGCTGTAACTTGTTTGTTAAACCCTGGTTGAAAGTTTACTTTTTGAAGCATAGGTCATTATTCCTTTGCATTCGCATCTGTTACTGCATCGGCTGTTATACCACCTGTTTTTACTTTTATTATTGCCATAATTTATTATGCTCCTGTTAATGCTTTAATCTCATCATCATCTAATCCAAGATCTTTTAACTTTTGTTTGCCTGATGCTTTTTTAGTTGTTGCAGTTTCTATAGTGTCTTTTTCTTCTTTTTCAACTTCAGTTATTTTAGCTTCAATATCTGATTTAGAAATTTCAGCAGCACCATGAAGAAACTCAACAGACCAAGAATTATCTATAGCTACCGATACAGTAACTTGTGCGTCTGCATTTATTTTTTTAATTGCTTTAATTATTTTCACATCTAAATCCATATTAAGCTCCTATTTCAATTAATATCATTGTTGAATATCCACCTTTACCCAATGTACCAGTTCCAGAACCATTATTTACTTTGCAGTCAACTCTATAATTTACTACAGCTGTAGTATTTGGAGAATCTAATTTTAACATACATCCAGGTGTTTCTGTATCATGATTGTCAGAGTTAGCTGCATTACATTGACCAGCACCGCCAGCTTCAGCAACAGCGTGAGTGGCACCATCTATACTTCTAGCAAAATCGAAAGTTGCAGTGTAGTTACCTCTAACACCCATAGTGGCTTGTACTATAGCAAGAACTTTAGAGTTTGTTGCACTTGGAGTTATATTACCATTAAGCGTCATACTAGCAAAAGATGTTGAAGTTGTTGTTCTTCCAGTTGTATCAGCATATGATAAAACCTGTAAAACCTTACCACCGCCAGCATTTGCTACTAGATTAGCAACGGTCATTTTTCTAAGAGCTGAGGCTGAAGCGTCATGTATTACAACTAAGTCCCCATCAGCAACAGTAGTTTCTGCTGTGTGACCTGTTACAGCGGTTACATCTAAGTGTTCTTCTGAAATAGCATTATCAGCAATTTTAGCTGCTGTAATTTGATCTGCTGCTATATGTGCCGTATCAATACTACCATCGGTGTAGTGCTCAGAGTTTACAGCATTATCTGCAAGTTGTGCACCCGTAACAGCATCTGCTTTAAGAGCAGCTGTGTCTACTTCATTTGCTGTTAGGTGTTCAGTCCCTACAACATCATCTGCAATCTTTGCATCTGTTACTGCGTCTGCTGCTATACCACCTGTTTTTACTGTTATTATTGTCATAATTTGTTATCCTTAAGGTTTTGTTGGAAATGTTGCATCTTCACATTTTTCAACTGTGTCTTTACCATCTGGTAAATCTCTTAATGCTTGTCTGTATGTTTCCATATCAGATGTTAATGTTGCATCAGATAAAGCTAGGTAATCTGTTTCAGCTAAAAGTTTATTTCTTTTTTCTCTAAGTATATTTAATGCTCTTGTTGGTGCAGCATTAGACCAGTTTGTTTCTTCTGTATCTCTTGCAGTTTCTTCTTCTGCTGTAAATTGAACTTTTGTTCCATTTATGTTGTGAAATCTTGGCATATTTATCTCCTATGTAATTCCATATAATTTAATTACTCCTGTATTCAGGTTTCCACTACTAACGTAAAACTGTAATCCAGTAACAGCAGCATTACTGTTGTTGTATGCACCACAACCATCAACTTGTGTTATTCCACCAGCACTACTATGAAAAACAGAAAAGTGTCTAAGCATTTTTCTTTTAGCTGTTCCCGATGGATTATATAAAAATATTGTTGAAGCAAAACTTTTTGCGGAACCATTTGAAACTTGGGCATCATAAGTTAAAGATATTTCTGCTGTATCGTTTCCAGTTCCACCAGTACTTAAAGTATCACTTGGTGCACCATTTGCTCTTTGAGCAACATAATCATATTTACCATCTGTAAGTACAGAACCACCAATTTTATATCTAACTTGTAAAACTGTCGGACCTTCAGCAACAGGTACCAAATCATGTATTGTAAAAGCATAAACTGCATATGTAGAATTTAATCCTTCTACTAAAACAGTAGCATCATTAGATATTGTTGTTGTAGAAATTAAATTCCATGAACCACCAGCAGCATCTTCAAACGCAGGAGGTGCTCCTGCACCAGCTGAGGTTAAAACTTGACCATCATTACCAGTTGCTATTGCTACTGGATCACCAGACGCATCATAAGAAATTATATTACCATCAGTACCGCCAGCTAATTTAGCAAGTGTAATTTGATTATCTGCAATGTGTGCTGTGTCAATACTACCATCTACATAATGTTCTGAATCTATTTGATCATCTGCTATATGAGCATTATCAATTGATCCATCCGTATAATGTTCACTGTTAATAGCATTGTCTGCTATCTTAGATCCATCAACTGAGTCTGCTGATAAATGAGCAAGATCAATACTAGCATCTGTATAGTGTTCAGAGTTTATAGCATTGTCTACTATCTTAGCACCTGTAACTGTATCATCGCTAGGCGTACCTAGGTCTAAAACATTACCTAATAAATATATAAAATCAATAGAGTCACCTGTAGCTAGATTGCTAGAGAATGTAATTGTTGATGAACTAATAGTGTAAGAACTACCAGGTTTTTGTATAACACCATTTAAAGATACAATCATATGATTGACACTTTCAGGTATTACATTAACACTATTTACTTGCATAGTATATGCAGCTTGTGCATTAACTACTGATATTGCGTCACAAACTTGATAATTGCCAATCTGGGGCTCACGTCCTATATATGCCATAATTTATTATGCTCCTGTTAATGCTTTAATCTCATCATCATCTAATCCAAGATCTTTTAACTTTTGTTTGCCTGATGCTTTTTTAGTTGTTGCAGTTTCT